TTGGTGTTAGGAGTGAAAACACTATCGAAGCTAATGAGACTTCAGTTCCTAACATGTCGTTGTCGGCTAGACTAACGGGAACATGTCAAAAGCCAGAGTAGTGCTAGGCATTTCATCGAGTCCAAGCACGATACGCAGCCAGCGGCGTTGAGGTATGAACACTTCGTCGGGATCCAATTCGGTGGCTAGAGAAACAAGCTCTTCCATCCAGTAATTGACTTTACTAAAGAAAGCGTTCGTCATTCCTGAAGCTAGAGTTTGACCAGCTATTCGCATTCGCGAACGTTCAGGATTGCCAACAAACTTTTCTGGAAAGAAAGCGGTTTGAAGCAATTCATCAAGGGGGCGGTAGACGCTTCCTCCATACTTGGAATAGCCAAGAAACTTGAGCTCTATTCCTTTGTCGGAAAACATCACCTTCTTGAGATTAATAGTGAATCCAAGACTGCCCATAAGGTAAACGAATTCTTCAGGATCAAAGTCCCGAGGAACGGAGACAGCCATGTCATCACCGACTACTTGCATGTAGCCTTTGATGATTTGATCTTCATCCCAGCCCATTCTCAGCAAGGTATACACTGTTGCCAGAATTGTAACCAAGGTGTCCACAAGTTGGGTAAAACCCGAACCGGAGGGCACGCCACCCGCCTTCTTGACGAGTTGTCCTGATGGGAGGAGGATCGGAGTCCTCTTAAAGTAGTAGTGAAGAAAATCAAACACATTTGCGTTCCTGGTTTCAGAAGATTGAGTGATACCAAAATTGAACCAAGTCTTCATTAAGCTAAAGGCCCAATCAATATAGTCAGGTCCTACGCTTGCGTCGAGATTGGAAACGTCAGTGACGAAACCTTTCTTCTTGTCATGAAGCATGTGATCAATTAGCATCGGAAGTGCTTTGGTCATGTTGCGTCCTACAGGATAAGGTATCTTCATAAAGTTGAGAGACATCCTTTCAATAAGCGGTTGAACGAAACGCATTTCCATAACCTTGACTTCAGCAGGATACGCCCACACTCCGCGCGCTTTGACCTTTTCGTTGTACTCGTCACGTCTGATGAGTCCTGGGCGGACACCAATCATACAAGGCGGAGCACGAACGGCAGCGGGGTGAAGGAATTTGGCGAAATGGTTTAACCTCTTGGTCTTATCGTAAATGTGACCAAGACATTCGCCTTGTGTCTGATATTCGCGTCGGAGGGGTAGACCTGGGGAGGAGGTCATGTCTAGGTTTGGCAATATCTTGTGCCAACCTGCGAAGTTAAAGTCGATTGGCTCGACTTTACCGATGGGTTCGAACATCTTAGCAACGATGTCCTTTGCTCTGGACATTAAACGTCCAGTCGGCATTCGCTTCCACGTCCTATCGAATAAAGACATATGTTTCATAACGCGATCAGGGGTGCATGGATCACGCATGAAGGTATCCTCTAGATCTTTCACAATGGCCGGATCTTTATCCTTTAGAACCTTGCGGAACCAAGGATCAAATTTGGGAATTGACGAAGAAAATGGATAACCGTCCATTTTGCCCAAATAGATCATGGTTTCTTTACATTCTAAAGTGTATTTACGGTCTGGATACTGATCGAGAGGAAGTTTAGCCTGAAAAGTAGTAGTGACACTCGGTGCAACACTACCGTGTGGACCGTGTGGTCCAGCGATCGCACCATCATACTCTTGTTTAGCGAGATATGGGACGACACCTTCAGGGTACAGTTCCCTAAGTCGGATACGGCGCTCAAGGGCAACCGCCCGTTGGTAAACGTTAGGGATTTCGGTTAATAGCATGTGCTGGGAACTGTTATGTTGTGACTCATTTTCG